AACACTTGTGTTCTAGAATATGCGTGCTATAATTAGGGTACAAAGAAATGGAGGGTTTAAGAAATGAGTGACAAGAGATTTAAACAAATACGTAATTATTTTTATTTAATAAAAGATGAGTGTATAAGATTAATGTCTGTTTGTGATAATGTGAATGATGTCAATCGTATCTTTCACGAATATTATGGTGAATTACTTGGAGCTTATACAGTTGGCTTTATGTTAACTGATTATGAACATGAAAGAATTAAACTATTAAGTTTACATGATGAGTGTTTGAGTTTAATGCGTTTTAAATGTTTGTTATATATGAATGTATTAAATGATGATGTAATTTTAGAAATAAAATAAAATGGAGGGAGCAAAATAAAATGGAGGTAGCAAAATATAAAGAGTACATTCAAAACTCTTATGATGGTGTTTTAGAGCGAGTTAGTGGCTGGCATGAGTTAGCTAACGTGCTAAAAATTTTATCTGATTATATTAGTGATTGTATTGATACAACTGAGGATATTTACAACGATAAAGATATTAATTATCAATCTTATGTTGAATTGAATGAAATGATTAGTTACAAGCTTAAAGAAGTTTGTAGGATTGTAAAGAAGGGCTAGAGTATGAGTAATTACACTAGCCTCAGTCGTTTATGTTCTGAATTGAATAGAACGCTCGGCATTACAAGCGACATTGAAAGAGAGAACTTAATACATTCTTATTATAATCAAGGTTTGATTAGTTACAGACAATATTACTTGTTACTTGTCAGCGTTAGAAGACATGAATATATTAATAATATGTTCGTGTCTATGTATAGCGAGAATTGGTAGGTGATATTTGTGGAATTTATGGAACATTCTTTCGGTGAAATTATAGCGTTGTTTTATAATGGGTTGTGTGTTGCCTCATATGAAATTATTAAAAAGAGTAATATTAGATGTGATATTAAGTTAAATTTGTACTATCCTTTTAATAGGCACAGAGCTATATTAGAAGATATTAAGGTTAATAGTGTTGAACATGCTGTTTTAGATTATATGACCATGCAAGCTTATAATGATACGGAAGATCGTAATAAAATGTTTGTATTTGCTGTTGTGGCTTATTTTACAAAACAAATTAACAAGGGGTTAAATAATGTTGTTATTATTTATTTGCTTGGCTGTTAACTGACAAGTTAAAGAAAGGATGATATTTAATGTTATTGGTGGATACGCCAGAAAGCTTAGAATTTTATTTTATATTTGACGATTTAATTGTGGTTCATTCTACAGACTATAAAATTGTTCAAGATATGTATAATAAGTATTATGAAAAGTATGGTGATAAACATACATACTATTTATATACTGTTGGTAAATACAATTTAAAAATGTGAACTTAAAAGAGTGCATCAATGGCACTCTTTTTATTTTAATATTTACTTAATATATAGCTTAATAATCGTTTCGTTTCTTGGTTATTGTAATAAACGCACCCATCCCGATATGATCGTATTAACACGTTTAGACGCTGGTCTTTACGCCATAGCTTAGCGATCATCATATTCTCACGGGTTGTTGTTCCTATGTTATAACAATATCCATATTCTTTATTTGTTTGTTGGTTAATGTAAATATATCCTGTGTTCATATCAACCCATGTACCATAATAAACACCTTCAAAGTATAATGTACATAAATAATCACACTCCGGTGTTTTCTTCTTTATAAAATCATTTGTATCATATGCAAACTTACCAGTGTTATATTCTCCGTATGTTGTCCCGGAGATTAATTTATGGAATTTCGATTTTTCTTGATTTCCTTTTCTATATTCGCTATGGCAAATTTGTACAACTATTTGATCAACGGATTCATTACCTTTGAACGTATTAAATTCTTTTTTTGGGTCGGGTGTGATACCAAAATAACTAAAATAAGGGTTAACGATACTTACGTTATTTGCTAATAAATATACATGTCCTTCTCGTTGTCTAAATATAGAGTCAATGATATTTAATAATATTTCTACTTCATTCGGGATGTAGGCATTAAATCCGGCCTTTTCCGGTATAAATTCGTCTACAATAATTGTGTCGATGTCTACATAACTTGTTGATTTTAAACTCGCGAATGCTGTTAAAGATGTGGCATATCCCATTTCACAACCATTCATATAAAAGGTCGCAAAGTTGCTACCACCTGTAATTTTAAACTCATCATCTTTAAAGTTTTCAAACTGATCATTTAGAAATGTTTTGATTTTCTTTAGGTCCGTTTTATACCTTCTCAAATAAAGAAATTGTTTTCCTTTTTTCTTGTATCGACTAATACAGTCTTTTTTGAACCCATATGTTTTACCAATTCCACGACCGCCAATGATAAAGTTTAGAAATTTATTGTATGATTTTATGTTAGTTGGATTATACCAATCTATTGAACGTGTCATTTAAACACTCCATACGGCAAGTAATTAACACCCTTTGAATTTAATTCACCGCCTGCCATCCATCTACGTTTACCACTACTGCCAATCCAACTAATCCACACGAACCCGTCACGCTTAACATAACCATCATATCGTACACTCATACCATTTGTATAATATAAACCTGTGTCATTTCCTTTTTGACTTGGTGCTTCTCTAATTTTTATTGTGCAATTAGGATAAAAAGTTCCATATTCCTTAATAAAATCACTTGGAATTTCATTTAATACCTTTTCACTTTTTTCATCACTTAAAATCATAGCTTTAGGCATAAAAGCCGTATCGAATGTGGCTGAATATGGTAGTGTAACGATATTAACTAAACCGTTCTTATCTCCTTGGTTAGCACCTAAAAAGCGACCGTATACACCGTTTACATCACTGTCAAAAATAGCAACATGACTCCAAGGCGTAATATTTGGCACTTCCTTGAAAACGACAATAGCACCTGGCTGTAGTTCTGTAATTTCAACGCAATTATATGTCATTCCATTTGTTTTTCTGTTTAACCAAATATCTTTAGCATATCCGCTAGATGTACAATTAGCACCCTTAAATCCATTCTTTTCACACCAGTCAAAATACAAATCCCAACACTGAGAACCGTAAGCATGGTCACGATCTACATATGTACCTAATACTTTTCTTCTATAATCATAATATTTGTTTACATCAATATTCATTTTAATTACCTCCTAAAAAATATTGAAAAATAATCCGTATTCCTGTAATTCTGTGTACAACTCGTTTTCGATTGTGATAACTGCACGTCTTGAGCCTTGTAACACTTCCGCTAGTGTTTGTATACCGATATTACCTTTACGCGTAAAGCTGTATTCTTCATGTCCTGTTGTATCATTCGCGCTTTTTGGTTTAGTGATAGTTTTAGCGATGTTATTAACATAGTCATTTGTCTCAATGTCGACACGTCCTTCCGGGGTTACAGATTGTAAAGCGATACTCGTATCTTCTCCGCTTGCTTGTGTATTCCCTCGACTGTCTCGTGTATACGTTTCTGTATAGTTCGTGTTTGCCGTCGGGTCGTTCTGGTCTTGGAATGGGATAGTTTTAAATAGCGTATAATATCTATCCATATTGATTTCAAACCAATGTTGAAGCTCAAATTTCCAATAAGCGTAGGTCTCTTGTCCAATTTCATCAAACCAAAAATGCTTTAAAATTCCCGTTTCTAACGCTTTACGTCTTTCAAGATCATCATAAAAAGGATAATCAAAATCAAAAATCTTTTTTCGTGCGATCTCTAGCACTTCCATATCATTAAGTTCATATTGCGCGTCAAGTAACTCCGTAAATGCCAAGTTGTGACAGACTCCGCAAATAGTCTCGGTATTTTCTGCAAGTACCGGACTTTGTAAAGTTAACAGATAATTAGGTACTTTTAATTTATTAAACATCGCTATCACCTTCTTTTACATCTAAATTCTTATCAATATTAAGGTCTTTAACACTCGTATTTGAGTCTAACTCAAGTAATTTCATGATGTCTTCAAAATCTTCATATGGTGCAAACTCAACACTAGCGTTTAAATTAAATTTTTTATTTAATTCTTCAATCGCTTTTTTACGTTCACCCAGCCAAATATTACGAGACGCAATAACCTGTTGATTGTTGGCGTTGACCTCATCCGCAACTAATCTTTCTTTTTTATCCATGTTGGCATTTTCAATACCTAATAGAGTCATGCACTCACGCAAAATCGCTTGTTTCATACCGTGCAATTCGTCGGCAATAAAAGGCGCATTCGTTTGTAGAACGTTCACGTCTTCCATTCTAAAACCTTTTGAGGTAAATATCGTCTGCACGCCTTGCAAAATCTTTTTCATGAATACTTTAAATTGTTGTAACATTCGTCTATCACCTGTAATAATGTATGGTGTCCATTGCATTGTTAAGTTCTGGTCCATCGTTCGACTTGTTAACGATAATTTTTTAGCATAAAAATTTAAGTAAGGAAAAATACCAACATATAAAGGACTGTTTTTCATAACTACACACTCCTCGCTTGTTAGATTTTTCTTAATAAGTGGACTAGTTGAAACTGTGTGATAATCTGTAGGCATTTGATAGTGGTTTAATCGACCACCTAATGTGATCTCACTACAGATTAAGCCTAATCTTTCATCATCATAAAAACCAATATAACCACGTGTTTGTAAGATATATTCTAGATAAAATGTGTTAATGGACTCCGGCAAACCTTTATATTTAAACATATTTAAGCTTAACATTTGTAAATACGTATAATAGATAAAGTCAGCCTCTCCATTGTTCATCGTAGCAACATCCACCGCATTACGGCAATAATCTGTAAACGAACTCGTGTCATTCAATAAATCCATTTTTAATCATCTCCTTCTTACTCCTATGTTAAATAAAAAAGGTTGAACCGTCAACCTTTTATTTTTAGTGTACTTTCTTTTCTTTATAGTTTCCGTATTTGTCACACTCTGCATACGAATATCTCTCACCGTTATTTTGTGAATAATCACCAACATTTTTAGTGTGCCATAATGTAACACCATTATCAAACACACGTTTAATTTTTCCTAAGTCGTTAGGGTCGATGTTTGTACCTTTAATATTACACTTTACGGTCTGGATGTAGTTCCATGATATTTTAGATCGTAAATTAGGGTAGTCAACTGTATTTGTGGCATAACCGCGCATATTCCATATTTTTTCTAATTTCTGTTTATATTCATCTGTTGGCCTATACACATATAATATGAATGTGTTTAAATCTAGTGCTATTTGTCGCATTAGATCATTAGAACCCGTTACAATACTGTCGGCGGTAGCCTGTGCGTCATGAATACGAGCGTTGTAGCTATCCATAGCGTTCTGAATGTTCGTTTGATTTTGATACTGTGTTGTTAACTGTCTTAATTGATTTCCGATTGCTGTTGATTGACTGTTAGCACTAGCCTGTGCATTTGCGTTTGCAAGAGCGTTTGCATTTTGTAGATTAGTCTGTTTTGTATTAATTTGGTTTTGCATGGCTGTTTGTCCAATGCCTAAACCAGCTCCGACTAAACTACCAACCGCACCGCCAATATTACCGGTTAACGCGCTGGCAATACCACCACTTAACCCACCAATCGCACTTATACTCGCATTGATCATATTCGATTTGTTTTGTAGATCATTCAAATTACTTGCTAAATTTGCGTTACGTGCGGTAACACTTAAATTTAAGTTATTTTGTAAGCTTGTTTGTGCGCTCAATGCATTACCGGTTGCGCTTGCTATAGCTGAATTTGTTTCGTTTGACCGTCTAATGTTTGATAATCCAACGTTCATAGAGTTACGTGAGGATTGTAACATTAAAGCGGTGGTATCACTAATAATAGGTAAGCTAGTTTCATACTGAGATTCAAACGAATTTTCTAAATTAATTAAACTTGAATAAGAATCATTTGATTTTGTTACTTTATAATTTAATGGCATAATATTCATTTTTGAGCTGTTGGGTGACCCCACACAAATAAATTGAGCGTTTTTCATATCCTGCCATAGCTCATTTTTAAAAGCTTTTGTCGTTCCATTATTATCGCTAATAACTAAATAACTATAAGGATACGTGTATAATTTAGTAAATTCACTAAATCCAATAAAAGACGGTATATTATATACCTGTGTTTTTGGGAATGCGCTTAAATCATTTTCTAGCATGTCATTCATGGTCTTAGCTTTATAAGTTAATATTTGATAATCTCCTTGTTGCTCGCCGCTGAAACAATCACGTTTAATCACAACTTGGCCACTCTCAACAACTAAGCCCGGTATTGAATTGGTTACAACAATAGATACACATTTACCGACTAATTTTTCATTTTTTCGTACCGCGTCTAATACTTTTGAAAGTCCGCTGATTGTTACAGTTGCTCCGCTCACACTTCCAATTTTTAAAGATGTTATATCAGTTCCCGTGTATCGATTAAAAGGGAATATATAATAGTTAACTTGAGTTGGTGCACCTAGCTGTGCGTTAGTGTAACTATCTTTTCCGGACATATCACATGTCATACCTATAACGGCAAAACTAGTATTTTGGTTAGGGTCTATTAAATACTGTTTATCTGAAATTAAATCTGTACCAACTTCTATATTTTCGGGCTGAGTATTAATACACGGCCTATATACACCATCACCATTATCATAATATTGTGGTCTATGCTCATATGCGATGTATGACTCCATAAAGTTTTCTTCAATTTCAAACCGCCAAGTTTGTATTACATCTGTTTCAAAACTGATACTTGTAGCATTGTCATTTAGATACCCTAAGCTAGTAATAAAACAATAAATCCATTTTGACTTATTACCTGTATCTCCATTTTGATAAATTAAATAATTGTATAAACGTAGATCATCATAAACACCCGGAACAACTACCGTCCCATCTTTTCTTTGATATGTGTAATTTTCAAAAACAATATGATCGTAATTATTAATAAAAAAATTAAATTGTTTTTCGGGGGTATCGAATGCACCCCAAAACGTATTATTCATTGCGTCAATTTCTAAACCCTTTAATAAATAAATTTTAGATTGCGGTGTAAATTGACTGTTAACGACTCCTATACTCATTCTAATCAACTCCTTTTATTTTATATTATTAAAAAATAGTTGAATGTTCAACTATTTTATTTGTCTTTTATATAGTCATATATTTCACGTGCCTTAGTTCCTCTTTGCGGTTGGTTCGGGTCGGCTGGTCTTTCATAGTTGGCTAAAAATTCAATCGCTAGTGTATAAGGGTCGGCGGTCGATTTTGAAAAGCTTGCGAAACTTTCGGGATAGGTTGCTGTAGCTATCCATTGTTGATTATTTTCCATTTCCCATTGAATTCTATCACATTCTCCTTGACCAAACTTAGAAACATCCGGGTAATATCCTTTTTCTTTTAGCCAGTCAATTATTTTTGTCCAAGGTGTCCACTGAACTAGCCCATATCCACGACTTGCTACCGGTTGTGCAAAGGGCACATCGCCCTCCCACCGGTTCGGGTTTACAGTTGATTCAAAATAGGAGTTTCCTAATATACCAGCAACCGCATTTGCGGTCCACCCCTTAGCTTTAAAGAACTGCCAAAACGCAACCCAATTTTGTTTGGATTCATCTTCTGTGAGTGGTCGTGTGTTATTAATATCACCTGGAATAAACCATTCGCTCGTTGGTGTTGGTGGTTCGGGTTTGATCTCTTCTTTCGTTTTATAAAAACCAAAATCAATACCTAACCCATCTAACATGAAATAATGTTTAGTGTATTTGTATGTGGGTTCTGGTGTTGGAGGTTGACCTCCCTCAAACGTTTTCCATTCTTGACCATATCCATTCACGATATTTGTATCATTCACATAAAATACATTGTTCGGTAATTCTGAACCGCTTAACGCATAGCATTGATTTCCATATCTACATGTAACACCATAATAAACTAATCCAGCGTTTTGTGTAAATGTTTGGTCGATATGACAGTGATCTCCCGTAGCCATTCCAGCCGTACCTGTATGATAAATTAGATCACCTTGTTTATATTGCGTTGCTGTTGGTGGGTTAGGGTCATGTGTAAAACTAACTGTAACATAGCTTAATCCGTTTGGTGTCCATACGGGATTATCTGAACTGTAGGCGTGTGTATTACCTTGATTATCACTATAACACAAGTGACAAGAAAAAGGGGCATACACGGGGACGCGAACCTGTCCATTAATCGCATTATCGAATGGATGTCCGCAACAGTGTGAGTCGGCTGTTGGACTTGACCATTGCGTGATGTTCATAGTTTCCATTGGAAACAAACAAACCTCATGACCATCATGCACTAATTTTTGACCGGGTTTCATAAATTTAATTCCTCCTCTATTATTGTTAACTCCTGTAGTCTCTGTTTACATATATTATAGCGCTCATAATCCACATCTTTTAGTATATGCATAGCTTGCATGTAAAATTCAATATAAAAATAAACACTTAATCCTTCCGGTAAATTATAGGGAATATCTTCCGGTTTTTCCATTTTGTAAATACTTGATAATTCACATTCTTTTTTATCCATAATTAATACCTCCTACTATATAATAAAATAAAACTAGCTTACGAGCTAGTTTTTTCTAAAATAAGAGTGACACAAGTATTAAATTCAAGATTTCCATTTGCTTCTTCTTTTCCTGTCCACTTTGTCACAGCTGGTATAAATTGCATATTTACCGTCGTGTGGTGCATAGCACCTACTGTACCTCCCGAAATATCAACACTATTCAAATCAAAATAAACATAATCAATTAAATTACCGTTACTATCTTTAAGTTTAAAAATATTATTTTTTAACATGAAAGTTTTTACGCTATAACCCGTTAAGTCTAAACCAATAAAACCTTGTCCTTTATTATAATACGGTGCTCCTTTAGTGTAAACTTGATTATATTTAAAATAATAATCTAATTTTTTAATTGTTTTATCTTCATTTTCAGTCAAAACATAATAGTTTCCCGTTCCAGCGCTATTAATTGACACATTATTTTCAATAGTTGGTATTTCCGTAGTCCAAGGGAAAATATTTTCGCTTGTATTACTGTATTTCTGTTGAATTTCAACGATATTAACTGCACCATTTCCAACATTAATAGTAGGCTTAGTGTCAATCTGATTGTTCTCAAGCCATAAACTACATTCATTTTTCGCATTAAAAATTGCATTCGCTTTTAATGTTGAATATTTAATATTAACAGATGGCAATAGAGTGTTATTTGTTGCCATTATATCAATCAAATATTTATTTTCATTTAAGATATTACAATTGTTAAATGTAATTTGTTGTTTTTCTACATTACTTATATTAGGTACCATGAACATGCTTGCATTATGCTTGTTTATAATAGTACAATTATTAAATTCAAAATCATCAACGGTATTAAATATTTCAATTACACTATCCGCGTATTCTCTTTCAAAAATACAATTGTTAAATATATATTTACAATTCAAATATCCACCAATAACAAACGATGTGCTAAACGCTGTATCATCATAATAAAAAAGCGTGTTATTAATTATATAATTATGTCGTTTACTATTATTAACAGTACAATTAATAATATTTGTGTTACTTAGTCCACAATTATTTAATACGCACAAAAACCTACCTTGCTCCATTTCAATGCAGTCAATAAACTTAAATAAACATTTAATATTAGAAAAAATACAATACTTAAATTGCGATGAAATAAATGTTTCGGTTAGTGGTAAATCACTTTTTACAGTGCGCGCAAACTGGATATTACTAAACACACAATTATATATTTCCCTTATGAAAATGTTGTTGCCTAATAGAATCGCAGTATTAACACCTATTACATTTGTATCACTAATATTTGTTAATGTGCTACCAATTAAATATGTTTTGTTGCTTAATAAAATATATTTACGATTTGCGTTTGCACTAGCAAAACATTCAGTAAAAGCCGTACTATCATCCGTTACACCATCACCAACCGCACCAAAGTTTTCGGGTAGTAAGAATGGGAAACTTTCATTTTTAGTAACTTCTTGCCATAGTGTGCTTTTAAAAGTTTCTAAATTCGTATTAACTAAATTCTCAACAGTTGTATTTAATGTTGGTTGTAGTTCGGTCCATTTTTCATCAAAATTAGTATTTGTTGTAGTTTGTGCTAATTCAATAACTTGAGGTTTTAACTCTTCCCATTTTTCATTAAATGTTGTTGTTGTTTGTGTTTTAGCTAAATTATTAACCGTTTCTGTTAATGTTGGTTGTAATTCTTCCCATTTTTCATCAAACTTATTACTCGTTGTGGTTTGTGCTAATTCAATAACTTTCGGTTTTAATTCTTCCCATGATCTATTAAATTGTGCGATTGTTGTATCTGTAGATAATTGTATAATTGTAGGTTTTAACTTTTCCCATTCCTCGCTAAATTTATTTGTTGTTGTTTCTTCCACCAGTGAAATAACTTGGGGTTTTAAAATATCCCATTGTTTTTTAAATTCAGCGTCTGTTGTATCTTGTGCCAGCTTAATAACAACCGGTTTTAATTCTTCCCATGACTTATTAAAAGTCTCAATTGTTAAATTTGTAACAAGTTCAATAACTTGAGGTTTTAAGATTGACCATTTATAGTCAAATTCCTCATCAGTCCACTCTTTTGTGGCCTGCTCTAATAGAGGAACTACCGTATTCCATGCCTCAATTGTTTCATTCATTGCCGTTACTAAGGTATATACGTATCCTTGTAAATAGTTTAAACATTGGTAAATATTCATACCCGTATTGAATGCACTTACATACTGCTGGGCTAAATTCTTACCGCTTAACTTTAAAGGTTCGAACTCCGGTAAAAAGTTATTGATCTCAAATTCTTCATGGAGTTCTGAACCGGAAATACTTTCGCTTTCACTTGTAGACGTTTCACTAGAATTTAAAACATTTTGCTTTATTTTATCAAAATCCATATTATTCACCCTCTTTATATCCGATTAATTCTTTTAGTTTACCCGGTAAAATATCACTGTTGATTTTAGAAATGTTTTCGATAATACTAACCACCTCTGTAATAATTGCATAGGTACAAATTACAGGCACTAAATCAACTCCAAAAGGCAAAGTTAAATAAGTCTCCGCGTAGTTAATAGCAATTCCTAACGTGTAACAAAAGATAAAACCAACCTTTTTAAAAAGTCCGTCTCTTAATTTGTTCGACTTTATCTGTTCACCTTCTCTTAATGCTCCAACGATTCCGGTAACTAAATCCAAACCGTTAAAAACCAATGCCACTATAATAATTTTCATATTAATCACCTCTTTCATTTTCTATAATATAAAAAAATAGTTGAATGTTCAACTATTTTTTAACTGCCTATTTTTCCTTGTCCTAACCATTTTCCATTTTTACGGATTCGGCTTGTACCTTGGTTTTCTTTACCTACTTTATCATAACTATATTTTGCTATATCCTTCCATGAGTTTGATTTTCGTATTTTTAAAAATCCACTGTCTTTATTCAATGATTTTAACACACCGCTTTTACGAATGCCCCAAGGTCTAAAGTCGGGTATTACCTGTTGAATACTATAAATATTTGAGTGTGGAAAAGTAACATCCTCACCTTGTAACTCAATTTTAACATGTGTAGTGTCATTTGATAATTGGATAAACTTAGACCACTGGCTCGCTCTTGATGTTCCATCCCAGCCTTGACGATAATTTAAGGGCATTTGTCCGGTGTGCGTAAATATCTTTTCTATTAATAATTGAGTCCATGAGGCTTGATTGTCTGTTGACTTTGATATGATAATAAAATAATTATACTGTGTGGAAGTATCACCAACATAATACCCATCTGCCTCGTACTGCCCAGCGTCTGTTATAGCGTAACCTACTAAATCTAATATAAACGTTACACCATAGTTTCCATTATCTGTAAAGTTAATGCCTTTACCAAATCCGGACGCATGGGCGGTTGCTAATGGTGCTCCAAACGGTCCTGTGTTGTCCGGTGAGCCACCTAAAACAACATTTGCATATGGTCCGGTATTATCATATGCGCCATAAAAATATTGCCATGCCATTATATACCACCAGCCAAATCATTTTCAGTGCTTCCGCTATTTGTACGAATGTATGAACCGCCGTCAACACTTCCACCAAAGATATTAATATTACCGGTTGCGATGTTTCTACCGTCTGTCATATGACCCTCGAAAATAGTTGCACCCGTTTGTGTCCAAGCTCCGCTGCTCTTTAAGTTCGTTAACAAGATAGATAAATCATCGTACATTCTACCGATTTTAGAGTCTTGATTATCAATATATTGATTGATCGTGTTATTAACATATTGCGTTAACTCCGGTTTTAATTCTTCCCATGATTGGTTAAATTGATTAATTGTTGTCTGTTTTGTCAACTCAATCACTTGAGGCTTTAATTCTTCCCATGATTCATTAAATTGATTGATTGTTGTCTGTTTTGTCAATTCAATAACTTGAGGCTTTAACTCTGCCCAGTGTTTATCGAATTCGGTTTTAGACAATTCAATACAATACTTAATCATGTCCTCAATATTTTTATTCCATTTTTTAACAACATCGTTCACAGCTTTTACAAGCCATCCGATATGACCCTGTAAATAATTTAAGCATTGGTAAATATTCATACCCGTGTTAAATTCACTCACATAGTTTTGAGCTAAATTTTTACCGCTTAACTTTACCTCGTCAAACTTAGGCAAAAAATTATCAATATCTATTTTGATCTTTTGATTTTGCTCAAACTGTTCTTTAATTGTTTGGCTTGCTGACTGCTTCTTTTTAATTTTTCTTAACATGATCTCACCACCTTCAAGTACATACTAATACAAAATAAATAAAAATAAAAGAAAAAGAGTTAACTTAATAACTCTTTTTCCCGCTTGTATTCATCTAAATAATAGAAAGGAGGGGCGTCATGTCCTACCCATGACACCGATATTATAACATAACTATACGTTATATACAACCTTAATATCACAAGTTACATCGGAAACTGTATCTCTAATTGTTACAGTTGCTAAACCTTCCGCGTCAATCGCTTCTAATCCTTCAATCTTAACGTGTTTTAAATCGCTTTCGATTGTAGCTTTAACTTTATCCTCAACGCTAGATGTAGCAGTTAAACTATACTTAGCATTTAAACCACTTGTTTGAACTGTAAACGGTACGGTAATAGTCGCACCTTTACGTACTTCTACAACTTGTGGGTTTGAATAAATCGCTGTAACTTTTTCCTCAACATTACCAGAAACAAATGCAATTGCGTTTGCAAATCGACTTGTTGCAATTCCTTCCCAGTGATGTAAAAAATAATTCCAATATAATCCCTTGGCATTATAAGCCACACCTACACTATACTTTTGGTCAAACACACGATAGATTTCACTGTCACATACAATAGCTTCAATAGCACCTTGTGCCGTACTTGGTAAAGTTGGCAATACTAATACATGTGTTTTGAATTGCGCAAACTCTAGTTGGAATGTCTGAGCTAACCAATCAATATTTAAGTAGCTATTTGTTTTACCATTTAGAATAACATAAATATCGTCGTATTCGTTCTGCTTGGTAACTGCCATAGCGTTATATTCATTTGTTGGCTCGGTTAAATAAGATACGTATTCTGTAATTTTACGTGCTAATTCTTTAGCCGTATCCGTATCTGTTACAGCATTCGTATTTACAATTTTCATGTGTCCATTTTCATAGTGGCTAACTAAAGCGGATTTCATATAGTTGTAATCATCTTTGTTATCACCATTATACATAGAGTCAACAATACGTGCAATCAAACTATTTACACCATCCCAAGTTACAAAATATTTACGTAAATCGTCATCCGTAATTGTAGCCGGATAATATGATTTTCTATTTACTACGTAGAAAGCCGTTTTAATATCCGGTAAACTACGCTTAAACAGTGTGTTTTCCGCGTCTGCTTGGTTATAATCGTGCTCTTTAGCGCATTCTACAAAATATTCTTCCATTGTATAGCCTAACGGCATATTTTCCATTTTAAATGGTGCTAATTTATTTGTTAAAATATTGCGGTGCGCGATCACTTTACCGATACGTGTCGCTAAATTCATAAACTCAACACCTAAAGTATCCGGATATTCTAGTAAACCATTCATAAACTCTAAAGAGCTCGTTTCGTTTGGGTCTTCAATCGTACTTCTAAAATTACTAGAACTCATTGCATACATAGCACTAGCAACTTCTTGCCCGGTTGGCTCATGGTCCATTCCTAAATCATTTTGTAACGTTTTAGTTACGTCTTTTCCTGTTGTTTTTCCCATACATAATCACCTCTTTCATTAAATACCTAATTTTCGTAAGTCCATTGGTGCTACATGTTTCGGTTTTTCACTAGCGGATTTTTCAACACCAATTTGCATAAATAGTTTAGAGTTTGCTTCTGTTAAAGAAGTATTCTTTTCAACTAGTTTTGTGTTTTCGGCTTTTAAGTTATCTAACTCTGTATATGTTTTTTCAACTTCCGCTCGCATATCATTTAGCATAGTTGAGCGTTCCGCTTGATCTTCAACCGTTAACACTTCTGTAAACTTTTCTCGTAATTCATCACGTTCCATTTTTACACATCCCTTCTATTTATAAATATATTCTATTAATTTTATAAAGTCAATATAAAATAAAACCCTCTTTTATGAGGGTTTTACAAATATAAGTTGCAAAGTTTAAAGCGTTACCAGCTAGTTTACTATTCCTATATATGTTGTTAGCACGTTTCACCGTGAGTAAACCTAACATACATGTCTGATTTCCTATCTTTATTCCTTACGTCAACATATTACCATGTTATTTACATTTTGCCAAATCTTCTTTAATTTTATTTTTAACGTATTTACTAAACTTTTTCTTTTTTAATAAATCTCCAATATAATCAACAACTTCAATCTCATCTTTATTTACGCATATACAATATTTATTTACATGATCTCTATACCATTGATTTCTATGCTGTTTCGATTTCTCGCTCATCATCCTCATCACCTTCTTTTTCTCCATGCCACGCCAACGGTTTACCTAATATATACGTGTGGACAAACTCATTCGTTTCATGATTCACAACACTCCAGCCATTTCCTAAATATTGGTTTAACATATCAATATCTTTTCGATAGGCGCTATAATCATAATCTTTTATAGATCGGACAACTACAACTTTATTTTTAAGTGGAGGATTTCCGAACATAATTTCATTAAATTCTTTTAGAGTTTTATCACACTTTTTAAATATTGCGTTATCACGATGATAAACTTCATAAGATAAACTATCAATTTCTTTATTCAAATATTTATAATTATCACCTAATGATTTATATTTACAATATATAATCAAACAAAAAACTGCTAACACAATAATACACATTAATATCATTAAAAACATAAAATCCATTTTTCTACTCCTTTATAATCCAAATAATCATTAATGCCATTCCTATAATATATACAATAAATAGAAATGTTACACTTAAACAACAAAATGCCATAAATAAATAATACAATATACTTGCTAAAACACTTATCACTTTATCACCTACTTTTAATACTGAATTGCCTATCGACCAACACAATGCCACCAGGAACATGTGTCTTCTTTAAACAATCATTAATTACATTTCCAACTCTAAAATTATCATATGTTACATTTTGTTTCGCCTTCTCTGTCATACCGGCGCATTTCACGTTCAAGTAATAACAGACTCCCCCACAAATATAATATAAATTATCTTTACAGCCATTCTCATTAACATACTCCTGTTGGTGTTCCACGTATTCCTTATAACTGATTTCAATTTCTTCAACGTAACTTTTAGCACCAATAAAATAAGATCGGTTAAATATGGATTCTAGACCCCAATATCCTAACTCTTTATCATCAATAATATCTTTAATAGCGTCCGGAACTTGTGTACCCACTAGATGTATAGAATCCGTATCAATATAAGCAACTCTATGGATACCTACCTTTTGTGCGGTTGATATCGTATATTTACGTGCATATGCCGTAACAAATTCGCCGTATGGTAAATAAATAGGATCGCGGAATTGTTCGTCAATAACCTCTTTCACCCCACCATTTTCAAAAGTTGTAAACATAGGATCGTGTAACCTTAACACCCCATCATCCTTATCAATAAATGGAATTTTAGGCGTTACATTTGGGTTCGTTGCGAATTTGCCATAAACAGAGTTCATTTTTCTTTTAGCGATAAATCGCTGTGCCCCTTTAGAATTTTTCTTAACTTCCATCTGCTCATCAATAAACTGCCTTGCAATACCTACACAACCCCTAAATTTATAGCCGTTATGAAACTCAACGTCATAAATATCATATTGTGCATTAAATAACTCCCAATCAACACTTGTGACAGTCATTCGTACAACATCACCGTTTGAACTATCCACATATTTTTTACTCCCAAAAAATCGACTAAACTTATCTAATGAAATACAAGGTATATGATCTTTTTTAATATCAAACGCAAAACTAATCACGCCTACCCACAGAGGATATTCATCATCTTGCTGATATTCACCTTCAAAATAAATAGGTGTTTCGTATGGCAAATTTTCATAGTACATACGTGAGGGAAAAAGTGAGTTTACATCGAATACAATACCTTGAGATATTTCTTGTTCTTTTAGTTCCGGATTAGCCCAAACGAAGCCACCAACATAAGCCGGTCTTAAATCTCGGTCAACATTCATTTCTAACGTTGGGAATATCTTTTCAAACGCCATAGGCAGAGTTTTCTTAAAAGATTCAAAGCTACAGCTAGTCGCTGTCATTTTGTTAAATCCTAACTTAAAGCATTCATTCAAGGCCATACCTTCAATATCGATGTCATTAAATAAATAATCAACTTCATGAGGAGTTAACACATGTCCTTTTTCTCTTTTAGCCGTATAATCTAACTTTAACTTTCTAATTGGGAGGTTAAAATCATGTGCTATTTTCATAATTGAAAAAGGTATCAGTTTGAACGAATCCCATATAGTTGTTTTTGTAGACCGATAAATTGAATATTTCCACCATATTTCAATGGAGTACCATAAACCTGTGTTCGATATGATCGTTTTAAAACATCCGGTTTTAGGTTTTTCCGAATATTCATAGCCATTATTTAAAAGCCAACTCACAATAAACTCACCATCAAATGCTAGATTATGAAAATACAATTTTCGTGTTTTTTCTTTGCACCATTCTATAAAACCATCTATATCATTTCCATATTCTTTTATATTAGAATCTTCAACAAAACTTGCACCCCATGCCCACACTCTACAGTCTAAAGGATCGGTTGTAGTTTCAAAATCGCATGCCCAAATCTCTTTTGGACCTTTTTTCTTTGCCATACTACAACCCCCTTTACATTATTTATACTTAACAACACCATTTTTAACATAAGCGCGTCCGGTAAATACGGCTAAACTTTCTCTTACATCTGCCATATCTGATTTTAACGCTCGGCTAAGCTGTTCGTTAACAAACATTTGGTTTTCTGTGTACTCACGGCTTAAATCTAAATATTTAAACGTGTTAAGTGCTTTTCTTTCTTGATAAAACCATTTTATAAAATCTTTATCTGATAAAGATTTTATATCTTTTAAAATTTCTTTCGCTTCTTCTTCTGTAATTATATTCCCTCTAACATGTTTCCCTAAACCTGTTTCATAATTCAACCTTAAATTCGTAATTTTTTTATTTTTCTTTTTAGTATTTTCCTCTAAACTTTCAATTCTATTAGCTAATTGTTTAGGATATCTATAACTCTGAATATTAACATGGTGGACGGGTTCAAAAAATCCGCCTCTGTCGTCTTTTAAGACAGATAACGCGCTTCTAACACTAACACCCGTTGCGATACCGCCTTTTGTTTCTTTTAATTTCGTTAACCCGACACTTTTAGCTAGTTTTTTTCTTTGCTTGTTCTGTTTATCCACTAGCTTATTAGCCTTTTCAATGTCATTTCGATTGAAAACAACGCCATACCGATTTTCAACATAACGATTCTCTTTATTAAATTTCTCGATATCTCTCAAATACTTATTAAATTCCTTACGATCATTAAAATCTTTTATAGAACGAATATCATTAAATACAACGTCTTGCCCTAGGTTTTGGGCCTTTGTTGCTGTTCGTTTCGCACTCGCGATTGCATTTCTAAGACGCTTGACGTCTTTCGTTGATTTTCTCATCTTAGCCAATTTAAATACCCCCTTTAAGTCAAAAATAAAAGGGTGTTTGGCTAACACCCTTAATTAACTAGGCTATTTTACAGCCATTGACAAATATTTATTACTGCTTGAGTTAGATTTTTTCTGAATGATCGTAACGTGAATTGGTTGCTTTGTCCAATCATAGTTAAACACTTGCTTTAATTGTTTCAAACTTTGTAAGAAAGGTTTTGAATTTGTTGCGTACGCTTTACCTTCTTTATCAATTACAGTGATTAATTTTGAACAGATGATTTCACCTGTTTTATCATTTTCCTTTTCAACATCCTGGACAATGAAACCTGTTAAATATAAATCTTTACCAACTTGGTCACTTAATCCCTCAGCATTGTTAACAGCGTTGAATAAGTTAACACGTTGCTCATAAGTCATGTCCTCAGTCACAACTAAACCTGTATTTTCCATTGCCATTACTTCATTTCCTAAATTTTCCATTTTAATATTCTCCTTTTAATTTTAACTATTGCTTTTCCAATTAATTTATTTCAAGTTGCCTAATTTTGTGATAGCATAACAATTTACAACCTATACGCTTTTATAGAGAAGTCATAACTAATTAACATTTTACATGTCGCACCTCCAATAATTCATCAATTTGTATGTTTATTAATACAAACCACATAACTAACATTATGATTAATAATATAATGAAATTTATGTATCTGTTTGACACTTTATAATATTTGAAGTTTCCTTTGCAATGCTGGTATATTTGATATATAGATAATAGCACCCAAATTATAAAACTTGCAAAGATTAAATTACTAATCATAATTATATCCTCGTCTCTCATTTTCTTTAATCATATCCTCAAGTGACACAGCGCCCTGTAGAACATTACGTTTAAATAACGTCATAGTGCTATAACGAAACGAATAACTAGCTATTGCACTCTTTGAATTTAATTTACGAATATCCATTCTTATTAAATGCCTACGCTGATATACTAAATGAAAACCAAGTTTATAATCGCATAAATACGTCTCTATAATATCAACAATTCTGTTAATATTATCCATTGTCATATCACTAGGATTATGTGAATGTTTGTAAATTCTACTCATAATGTCTGCGCTCCAAAGACTTACTAAGCCATCCTAAATCTTTACCTAATCCATGTATTACAGCTGGGTATCCTTTTGCTTGTGGAATATGAATACCTTCATAATCAATGTAAATGTTTCTAATACTATAATGTTTCATAATTGCTACCTCTTTACAATAAAATCTGAAATATCAATATGATCATTGTCTTCATAAAAACAAATATGTATTAGTAATTCACCTAAACGCTCGTAAGTTTGCTTTTTCGTTCCAGCGCTTACAACAAAATTATTCATATGGCTACACCAAAAATAAACAGCCGTACCATGCTCAATAACTTCAACTCTATTAATATGTTGAATTGAATTAGTTGATTTAGCTTTAAAGTTAGCCTTATTAAATCTCTCTTTAACAAGGTTTGCCTTGTTTAATAAACTCTTTTTCGTGATAGTTCCATAAACTTTACTTAGCATTTTGTTTGCCCTCCATTTCTTTGTACCCTAATTATAGCACGCATATTCTAGAACACAAGTGTT